GTATGACTTTGCAGATTTAAGTGGCATTACACCAGAGTTAACTGGTGGTATAGCAGGTGCTGTTAAGGGTGCCGCTGTGGGTTTGCCTGGTGGGCCTGCAACTATGTTGTTAGGTAGTGCTGTAGGTGCTGGTCTAGGTGCTGGTGGTGCTAAAGCTGCTGAAGAAGTTGTAGAAACTGCTCGTGGTTTACAAGATCAAACATTTGGTGAGGTAGCTGGTGATGTCGGAAAAGAAGTTGCTACGACTTTTGCTATAGATGCGGTTTTAGGTGTACCCTTTTTAGGTCTGCGTTATGTAAGTAAAATATTTGGTGGCGGTAAAAAACCAACAGAGACTGAGCTTGAAACAATAGGAAGTGGATTAGAAAGAACAGCTAAAATAGACGGTAAAGAAGTTGCAACACCCTTAACACCAACTTTACAAACAGTCGGTGCACCAGCATTGCTTGGTCGTGCTGCTGGCATATCCGAAAAAATATTCGGAACTTCGAAAAGATTACAAGCAAATGATGAAAGCATAAGAACTACATTGGAAGCATATAAACAAGTAGTTGGTGAAGCTGCAACGTCAGAAGACATTGGTCAAATGATTTTACAAGCATCTGATCAACAGTTTAAAAAAATATTAGGTTCACAAAAAAAAGCAACAGATGTAGTTTTAAATCAACTTGATGATTTGTTAAAAAGCATGGGTGCTGCTGCTTCTAAAAACGCAAATTTAGATGCAGACGCTTTGGATTTTTTAGAGAAATCTTGGATACAGGCAACAAAAAATATAGATGATAGCACTGCTGAAATAACTGCAATAATAAATCAAGCTCCATTTCAAAACAAGGTTATACCTACAAATGATTTAGCAGAAATGGCTCTAGATATAAAAAAAGCCAAACCTGATACACCAACCAACAGAGATTATACAGCTATAGCTTCAATATTAACAAAATATGCAGAAAGACGTAAAATGTCTTTTTCAGGTTTGCTTGATTTAAGAAAAGATTTAAATGCTCTTAAAACCATGAATCATAGCGTTAGACAAGAAGGTACAAGTAATAAAATTGCTATTACTCAAGGTGCTTACAATCACATAAATGATATAATTAAAAAAATAGATGCAAAATTAACACCTGTTGAAGTTGAAGATTTAATTAGAAATTTTGATATTACAGAAGGTGGACAAAGGATTGGAACGGGTGTTTTAAAACCAGGCACTGTACAAAGGTTAAATGAAAAACTTCTTGCACATAGAGATTTAGTTCAAAATACAAATAGAGTATTTGGTGATATGGAATCAGCGGCAGCACTTAAAGATTTTAGCTCTAAGGGTATCATAGGTGAAGGTGTAAACGCTGACTTTCTTGCAAATAACTTAATAAAAGATGGTAAACCAGAAATACTTAGAAAAGCTATAGATGCAGTGGCAGAAGGAGATATAAGCGGTTTTGGTAATGCCGAACAATTTAGAGAGCTATTGGCTGGTCAATGGCTTCGTAATGCCATGACAGAAACGAACATAGGTTCTGACGCTGCAGGTAAGTTTAACGGATTATTATTTCAAAAGAAAATAGATAAATTAGGTAGGACTGCTGATGTATTGTTTGGTAATAACGCAGGTAAAATAAAAGAATTAGGTGCTAAAATTGCTAAAACAAACTTTAATGATTTAACATCAGAGAGCATTGAAAATATTTGGAAACAAGAAAAAGGTATTATTAGAAGTCTTAATGATGTTTTATCTGCTGCAAATGAAGAAGCAGGGTTAAGATCATTAAATTTATTTCAAAAAATACGAACAAATCAAATAGGTGATTTGCAAGCAGCGTCAAGTTTAACGCTTGATACAACAAAAACATCCGAAGTTAAAAGAATTATGAATAGTGTTAGTTCACAAAAAAGAGAAAGTCTAAAAGGTTTTTATCTTAAAGAATTAATTGGTGACTTTGGTACAACACAGACAACTAAAGGAGATGTTGTTAAAGCATTTGCCAGTAAGTTAGTAAAACAAGGTGAAGATGGTAAACTAGCTGTTGTTTTTGGTGATGAGATGGCTAAAGATATGTTGGCTTTTGGTAAACAACTAGATTTATTATCAAGAAAATCTGATGGTGGTGATTTGATTGCTGCTAATATAGCGGCAAGTCCTTTACAGAATATAGGTTCGGTTTTACGTTTTGGTGTTCTTGGACAAGTTTTAGGAATGAGAAACTTTTACAAATCAACATTAGATGATTATGCAAAACTTAAAGCACAAAAAGCTGGTAAAAAAATACCAGATGCAAGTCTATTTGCAAAAGCAATATCTAATACTATATCTGCTCTGTCAGCAACAGCAAGACAAGCACCTCAACAAGTTATAAGAGACTCAGCAAGAGATGTTCAACAACAAATACAAAGTTATAGGCAAAGTCAAGAAGAGAATACACAACCAAATGATCAAGTATCTCAAATGCAAAACAATATGCCAGAACCGAACATAAATTCGGGTATAGCCCAGGTGAATGTGACGCAGCCGAATAACAGAACATCCGCTATATTGAACCCAAATCCACAAACTAGATTATTAGCAGAACTAGGAAGAGTCTAATGGACATATCAAAACTAAAAGATCAACTCATCATTGACGAGGGCGTAAAATATGAGACTTACCTCGATCATCTTTCGCTTAAGACCTGCGGCATAGGTCATTTGTGCAGAGAGGATGAGCCAGAGTTTGATTTAGAGCTAGGTGCAAAGGTATCTGAAGACAGAGTTACAGAATTATTTGAACAAGATATACAGACTGTTATCCAAGATTGTAAAAAAGTCTATGATGATTGGGACAAACTACCAGAAGAAGTAAAACAGATTGTAGCAAACATGATGTTTAATCTTGGCAGACCAAGATACAGCAAGTTTAGAAAACATATACAAGCTGTTATGGACGGCAACTGGCAGGAAAGTGCAAATCAGATGCGTAACTCGAGGTGGCATAAACAGGTGCCAAATCGGGCGGAGCGTTTATGTAAACGTATGGAAGAGGTAGAAGTTTAAACTTCATTCCCCCAAGCATCCCAACCGTCTACTGTTTGCCTAGCAAATAATTCTATTCTTGGTTCATGTGATACATTTTCTATTTTAAAATACATTTGATTTGGTTTAGAGCTATGTTTGTGTCTTTTATCAAAAACAACAGTGCTTTCATTTTTTACTTTTGGTTTAAGTTTTCCTTTTACTCCAAACAAACATATCTCATGTTGTCCTCTAAAATAATATCCAATACCAAATCTATCTTTTACCCAAACAACATTTGTAATATATCTAAAACCCCAATGTTCCATAATATCCAAACCATCTTTAAGAAAATTATTTGTAACCCACATAAATAACCAACAATCATCATCAGCTATAGATTGAACAGGTAAATTTTTTATATCTTGTGTTTTCATTAAAGAATAATGTCTATCTGCACCTCTTTTTATTTTTCCACCACCACTCTCAAGCCATGGTGGATCAGCATATATTGTTTTATATTTTTTATTTGGAAATGGTATCATTAATCTTTAATTTTACTTTTTAACATTAAAAATATTTCTGCAACTAATTTCATAGCTTGATGTGATGTTAATTCATATTGTTGAAATTTATGTTTTTCTTGTTTATCACGTTCTAAAATATTAATTAATATGGGAGTGTTTTCTGCTTCCTGTGAAGCATATATAAATACTTTTTTTTCCATCATATTTGTTTAGCAGAGCCAATACCCATATCTTTAATATCATTGCCATATCTTGATTCATATTCTCTTTTAACAAGATTAGTTATTTGTTGTCCTACTTTTCTATCTTCAGACAAAGCTATTTTTTTTAATTGATTATATGTTTTAATATCAACGCTCACACTTTTCCACTTTTCATTTGAAGCCATATACTTTATCCTTTTCTTATGAATAAAACTAATATACACTATCCCATACGTTATGGGAAGTATAATAAGTATAACGCTAAAAAAACAGAGTTTATGGGATTTAAGTTTGATTCCAAATGGGAAGCAGAGCGTTATGGTCAACTTGCATCTATGCAAATGGCAGGTGTTGTTCAAGATTTAAAACGACAAGTAAAGTTTGATATAATTGTAAATGATATTAAAATTTGTAAATATATAGCTGACTTTGTTTATACATTAGTTCATGAAGATGGAAAAAAAGAAAAAATTGTTGAGGATGCAAAAGGAGTGCAAACTACTGATTTTAAAATAAAAATGAAGCTAATGAAAGCAGTCAATAACATAGAAATTAAAATTTCTAAAAAAAAGTAGTTGACATTTTTGTGGGAAATTCCCATGTTATAAGTTCCTAACAATTAAATGAGGTGTACTATGTCAAAAGTAGAATACATTGATAAGTTTAATCTTGCTGAAACACAAGCACGATTAAATGATAATCTTAAAAAAGCTCAAAAAGATTTACAAGACTTCAATAAATTTCTTGAAAATAGATATACAGAAGAAGCACAACAAGTGCTTAATGAAGGCGGTAAAGACTTTGGTACTGCTAATCTTATGGAAGGGAATACGCAAGTTAAAGTAGAGTTGCGTAAAAAAGTTGCATGGGATCAAGAGGGTTTAATAAAATATCTTAATACACTTAAAGCTGAAGATGCAGAACATTTATCTAAAGTTTCTGTAACTATACCTGAAGCTAAATATACCAATGCCTTACCTGCTATTCAGCACGAACTTAAAAAGTTCCGTACTGTTTCGTTGCAGGGTGTAAAAGTAACATTTGAGGGAGATGAATAATGTTTAATATTATAGAAAAAAATATTTTCTGTAAAATGGATGAAGATGGCAGATCAAAATGGAAAGATATAAAAAAAGATTTTTTTAAATTACTTCCATACTATGGTTGCAACCTTAACTCTTTCCATGAAAAATATCCATTGTTAAAACAAAGATGGAATCGTATTGAAAATAATCATTTTCTTGAAAAAGATATGTTTGATTTTAAACAAGATGTTATTTTTTTATATAAACTTATAGAAAATAAAAAACGTAATTGTTTTAAAAATATTATTCAAGATATTAAAGATAATCCCAAGAATGTAAGTAAAAATGCATTAATAGATTACTTACCTAAAATTTATTTTGAAACGATAAGTTCTATTCGTAAATATAGAAATGAACTTTTTTTAACTTTAAACTTAGAAAGATAATATATGTTAAAAATAATTTCCGCAGAAGACCGTCTTAAAGAAAAAAGAGGTCATAAAATAGTTATCGTTGGAACTAGTGGTGTAGGCAAGACAACTCTTGTCCGCACCATGGATTCTGAAAAAACTTTGTTTATGGATTTAGAAGCAGGTGATGCCGCCATTGAAGGGTGGCCTATAGATGTTATTCGTCCTAGAACGTGGCAAGAGTGTCGTGATTTTGCTTGTTACATTGGTGGACATAACCCTGCTTTAAATGATGACCAAGTATATTCTGAAGCACACTATCAACAACTTTGTAAAGAGAAAGGCAATCCTCAAGAATGGTTGTCTAAATATGACAGTATATTTATTGATAGTATTACCGTAGCAGGTAGATTGTGTTTTCAATGGTGTCAAAGTCAACCTGATTGCAAAACCTCTAATGGCAGGCTCGATACTCGTGCCGCCTATGGTATGCAAGGTCGTGAAATGATGGCTTGGCTTACGCATTTACAACATATTAGAGATAAAAATGTTGTATTTGTTGGAATATTAGATAGTCGTACAGACGATTACGGTAGACCAATACATGACTTACAAATAGAAGGCTCAAAAACGGGTCGTGAATTACCAGGAATTGTAGATGAAGTAATTACTATGGCAGTAATGCCTGGTGATGAAAATACTCCACCATTTCGTGCTTTTGTATGTCATACTCTAAATGAATGGAACTATCCTGCAAAAGATAGGTCAGGTAGTTTAGATTTATTAGAACCACCTCATTTAGGTAATTTATTACAAAAGATGTCTGGTAATACTAATGTTGAGGATCGTGTCTTAAATTTTAATTTAAATAAAGAAAATGGAGAAATAAATGCTTAATTTTAATGATGTACAACCTGATAAAGGATTAGGACCAATAGAGCTTATGCCTGCTAACACAGTAGCTAGAGTTTCATTAAAACTTGAATCAGGGAGTTTAGAAATACCTGAGTTTGGTCAAGGTAATTTTTTTGTTGCAAGTCAAACAACAAAAGCAAAATGGTTGCCTATGGAATTTACTATTACGGGTGGTGAATTTAAAGGTAGAAAATTTTGGCACAAATTATTTGTTGACGGTGATAAGTTAAGTGAAAGAGGTGTACCACAAGCAAAAGAAATAGGTATGAGAACTTTACGTTCTATTTTAGAAAGTGCTCGTCAAATCCGTACTGATGATATGTCGCCTGAAGCTAATAATAAAAGGCAAATAAATTCTATTGAAGATTTAAACGGTATGAATTTATGTGTTAAAATTGGTGTTGAAAAAGGTACGAACGGTTATGCTGATAAAAATTCTTTAATCACTGCAATAACACCTGGTCAGTCAGATTATATACTTGCTGATTTGCCTAGTGAACCACAAGTTCAGCAAGTTCAACAATCTTCTTCTAATCCCACACCCGATTGGGCTAAGTAATAATTTTCTAAGATTTCTAGCGTCAACACCTTGTAGTGCGTTAGGACTATGTTTGGGGAGTACATAGGACGCAAAACTCCCCGCCACAATCGGGAGGATTAAATGATTGAATCAATTATGTGTCTAGCCATGGCGATTTACTTTGAAGCAAGAGGTGAACCCATGGTGGGGCAAGTGGCGGTTGCTCAAGTTGTTGTGAACAGAGTTAATGACCACAGATACCCCAATGATGTATGTGAAGTTGTTAAACAAGGTTATTATTATACATGGGATAAAAACAAACCTATTCGGGATAAATGTCAATTTAGTTTTTGGTGTGATGGTAAGCCTGAAATTGTAAATGACATGATGGCTTGGGGTTTTGCTATTGATATAGCTGAAGCTACAATGGCAGGCTATCTATATGATACCACAAGCGGTGCTACTCATTACCATGCAGACTATGTTAACCCTAGTTGGTCATATAAGTTCACAAGGACTGTTCGTATTAACGACCATATATTTTATAGAAGAGAGATGGAATGATACTTAGACCTTATCAAGATGTGGCAGTTAACTCTGCTATTAAATCATTAAACAAACATAAAAATACAATAGTCGTTGCACCAACGGGTGCGGGTAAAACTATTATGCTATCGTCTTTGATAGGGAAGATGCACAAGGAGAACAATAAAGTATTGGTGCTACAACACCGTGATGAACTTGTTAATCAAAATATGGACAAGTTTAAAAAGATAAATCCTAATATATCAACGAGTATTTTAAATGCTGATGAGAAGGATTGGTCAGGTGATGTGGTGTTTGCCATGGTACAAACGCTGTCAAGGCCGAACAATTTATCGAGTATGCAGCGGGTTAATTTAATTATTATTGATGAGAGTCATCATACTATAGCAAATTCTTGGTTGAATATAATTAAAGAATCAAAAGAAATTAATCCAAATGTTAGGGTAGCGGGGTTCACAGCTACTCCTAATCGGGGTGATGGCAAGGGTTTAAAGCAGGTTTTTTCTAATTGTTCACACCAAATAGAGATAGCAACACTTATCCGTGAGGGTTTTCTTGTATCACCTAAAACATTTGTAATTAATGTCGGAGTGCAAAAAGAACTTAGTCAAGTTAGAAAAACGATTGATGAATTTAACATGGACGAGGTAGCTCGTATCATGAACAAAAGACCTATTAATGAACGGGTTGTTAATGAATGGCATGAAAAAGCATCAGACCGTAAGACAGTTGTTTTCTGTTCTACAAAGAACCATGCTAAAGATTTATGTGATGAGTTTGTAAAGCAAGGTGTTCGGGCAGAAGTTCTTACAGGAGACACAAAGAAAGATGTTCGGGTTAATATGCTGCACAGTTTGTCGCATGGTGATTTGCAGGTTGTAATTAATGTGGCGGTGTTGACTGAGGGTTTTGACTCACCTCCTGTATCTTGTATTATTTTAACAAGACCTTGTTCGTATAAATCAACAATGGTGCAGATGATTGGCAGAGGTCTTCGTACCATTGATCCAGGTGAACACCCGAACATAATTAAAACTGAGTGTATAGTTTTAGATTTTGGAACATCAATATTAACTCATGGTGAGTTAGATGAAGAAGTTAACTTAGATGACGTTGCATCAAACGAGAATGGTCAAGCACCACAAAAACAATGTCCTGAATGTAATTCAGTAGTTCCTTTGGGTGTTCGTGAGTGTCCTATATGTGGTCATGACTTTGCTAAAGAAGAAGAAAAGAAGCTCAAAGAATTTAATATGACAGAGGTTGAATTAATAAATCTTTCTCCGTTTCGTTGGATTCGGGTTTTTGATACTGATAAATGTTTAATGGCATCAGGATTTAATGGCTTTGCTATGGTTGTTAATTTAAACGATACGTTTTTTGGGTTTACAAAGTCAAGAAATGATAAATTAAGAGTAGTTAGTGTAGGAACTAAGAAACAAGCTATTGCATCTGCTGACGACTTTTTAAGGAAGATTGAGAGTAATAGTAATGCTAAAAAGAATAAGCGGTGGTTAAATGAACCAGTAAGTGAAA